GATGAGCACTTCGATAAAGTCAAATCTGGGGGTTTCCGGCATTTTTACACTAACGGTAGATAAAAAATTATTTAAGAATTATCACGGGTTGTTATTTTAAATATGGTCCCTATCAGTGAGAAAGACCTGCTCGCCCAAGACCCATCAATCCGTGGACAATCTTTCGCTTGCGTATCGTTTCTCAGTCCAGACGAAATTCTAAAAAAAAAAGAAGCGTTCTATTTCGAAAACTACGTGAAAGATTTCTCCAGACGTGCCAATGAATTAATTGAAGGTCTCGAAGAAAATTATCCTGATAAAAAAGATAATATTCGCTCCATCAAAGAAGCGTATCAAGATATTTTTAAGCCCGATAAAATTGACGAAGAATTCCGTAATTTCGTATCTAATGATCAAAAACGTTCAAAAGATGAAGATCAGGATTCTCTTGAGAAGACTTTCAATGAAAAGCACGACTTTCAAACAAACGTTCAGGGTATTAAAATCCGCGGAGTATACGAATCAGTTCAAGAAGCTCAATTGCGTTGTGAACACCTAAGGAAAATGGATAACGATAAATTTTCGATTTACATCTGTGAAGTTGGCTGTTGGTGCCCTTGGTCACCTAACCCCGATCTGGTATCAGATCAAAAATTCGCTGTTGACTCTCTTAATACGCTCATGAACGAATACGAAAAAAACGCTAAGACTAAGGATGAATATTACTCAACGCGAAAGGCAGAACTTAAATCTCGCATCGAAGAGAATGAAGAAAATAAAAAACTGGGTATGGCTTCTATCGACGACGAAGAAAGTGTATCCGTCGAAGAAATCAAAGGTGCTCTCGAAAAAGAACCGGAAAAAGAACCGGAAAAAGAAATTCCTCTTCCTTAAGTTGCGCAGCGAAGTTCAAGATGTCCATTCCTCCTTAAGATAAATGCGCTGTGCACATACTTTAATTTTAAAATATCATTTAAATAAAATGATATTCGAAATTATTGCTGCTGTAAGAAACCGTAAAAATTCTTTAAAAAAAGAATCATTCAAACAAACCGAAGAAAATTCTACTATTGAAACTTGGAGTGTCTTCGATTACTTTTCGTTAATAGCATTCATCATGTGGATGATCGTCACATTCGGTCTTTACTTCAGAATCATTATTATTGCCTTCTATTGTAGCGTAGGGCAAGGATTATCTTCAATGTTTGTACCGAGTCTTTATGGCCTATATAAATTTGGAGAATTAATCAAAATGACTTGCGTCAATCTTCCAAAAGTAGTATAAAATCATATACAGCTTAAAACCATTAAAATTATATTTATTATATGTAATATCAATATGAATATTATCATTGTTTCTCTAATGTTTGTCAGTATGTTTTTGATAGTATCTGGGATATATGAAGAGAAAATTGACAATTTGAAAAAAAATAACTCTGTAAAATTTGAATACGTACCCGCTCCATCTTTTGACAATATGTTGAAGGAATCAAATGAAATTATAAATTACTGAGTTTGCAACTCTCATTTTCGGTCAAAAGCATTCTTTTTTACATTTATGCGCAAATTATTTTTGTTTGAACGAAACTTACTGGGATCATATTTTGGTTCTACATCATCATCGTCCTCAGCTGACATATTTTTACTTATTTCCCAATATTGCTTCATACATAATGTGAAATCATTATGAGTGTCGGCTTTGTACCAAAACACCGTATCCTCCAGTTTATTACTTTTTGTTGTATTATCTATGACTAAGCACTCGAAATTCTCCGTACACTGATCCATCACTTGACAGAATACTTCGAACGTCGGGAACATCCCAGCGTAATTATCATAAATCCTTTTTCGGTTTGCCACGATGTTCTCTCTTAAAATGAAAATGAAATCTATATTGGTTCGAAGATTAGGGGGTATCCCTAAAGGATATTGCATTGATATGACAAAAAGCATTTTCAAATGCCGTCCATTCATGAACAGAGCCCTAATATTTATATCCTTTGTCCAACTAGAATCATACAAGCAATCATCCAAGATGAGAAACGAACGAGGGTCAATTTTAGAAGTACTGTTAAAGTCAACGGTCTCTTTAGATATTTTCTTCAATATTAATTTTTGTCTTTTCACTACATTATCCAGAATATCCGCTCTATATTCATCATGTATAAATATCTTGGGTATCATCTCTTCATAAAAATGATTCGCAGATTCCGTTCCAGAAATCACTGTGCCTATAGGAAGTTCAGTATGTCTATATAAAAGATCTCTAATCAAAAACGACTTTCCTGTATTTCTTTTGCCAATCATGACCACAACTTTATCATCAGTTATTTGAGATATATCAAATTTCTTAAGCTCAAGTTTCATAATAATTATTAATGAAATAGATTATAATATGTAGATAAATCACGCATTTCAATTAAAATGGCACATCTCCTGTTTTGATGTGTTTTGTCATCTCATTTAATCCTACTCCATTATCCTCCATCATGAACACATATGAAATGTACACAATCACTAATATACAAACCGACATCGCAATGTATTCCACAGGTTTAGTTTTTGTACCGGGTTGTGACATTTTTAATTATTTAATGTATTTAAAAAAACAATTAAAATTACGCACTGAATAATAATTTGTTACGGATTTTCTTTCTCTCATCAGGATCGAGGAAACTCTTCTTATAGTTTACCTTGACACCTAGTACATCCTCTATTTTTTGTGAATTGCGAGCGTTTTGCTCCTTATTTGTTAATTTTATCACGTTTACTACAGGCAACGGATTTGATTCATGTTTATTTTTTGTGGAAGGTTTGACATCGTCTATAGAATACGTTCTGAGCTCACTTGCTTTTTCCGTTTCAACTTCATCTGAATCTTCTTCATTAAATTCTTCTCCATATTCTTCTTTACGTTCTTTATCAAATTCTTCTTTATCATAAATTTGTTTTGTTTCTGTATTTTCTGCTTTATCTTTATGATCTTTTGTTTCTTTACTTTCTTTTTCTTCATTAGGTTCTTCTTTAGATCCTTCTTTATATTCTTCTTTAGATTCTTCTTTAGATTCTTCTTTATCTTTAGGTTCTTCTTTATCTTGTTCCTCATCTTCTTCTTTATCTTCTTTATCTTCTTTATCTTCTTCTTTAGATTCTTCTTTAGATTCTTCTTTAGATTCTTCTTTAGGTTCTTCTTCTGCTTCTTGATCATCATTAGTTTCTTGTTTTAATTTTTCATCTGTCATCTGGTGTTCTATAATTTGTAGAGGGGTATTGACTGTCTCAACAGGTACAGATGGAGGATAAACTTGTTGCTTTTGAATGATCAAAGTTTCTGGTTCTATTTCTGGTTCTATTTCTTGTTCCTTATCAACTGATTTTGGATCAAATTTTAGTTTCATTAATTTTTCATTATGAACATTGATGTCTATGTTCTTGACAACTCGCGAATCATCATTTGTGACCTCTTCTTCATCGTATTTTTGTCCACCTTCTTCTTGTTCGTTGGTAATGTTCGTGTCGGTTTTAGTATCGGTGTTTGTTTCAGTTTGTGATGTTTTAAGATAATCGTTAATTAATTTTTCCATTGGAAGTGAATTTTTAATGACTTTCAAGATATTTTCATCTATAATGATGTTGAGCTCTGCTTCATATGTTCGTCTGAGTTCATTAGAATACCCATCAAACATTACGTGTGGTTTCAACCATATATCCCGCGCGATTTCAATATAGCACATGTGAATAAAATCCTGAGATTTTGGGATTTCAAAGTCGATATTTTTAGTTTCCGAAGCTTTCTCGAACTCTGCTATGAGTGATGCGTTGATGAGTTTATCTAACCACGAACAATTGCTGTTGATCTTAAATCTATCGTATTCTTTCATCACAATCAGTGAGTTCCAAGAAGGAATCTTCTCGAGATAATCTTGAAGGCTTTGTAACACGAACTTTTGAATTGGAGTATTTTTTTTGGTGTACGTATAAATATATCTTAACCCTTGTTTAAAAATAGGTCTACATTTTTCAATCAGTTCTTTGGTGTAATGTATTTGCATCGATATATTATTTAAAGTGGAAAAATAAAATAAAATATTCTATCAAACCGCAGAATGTAATGATTGAGTCAAGGGATTATTCTTGAATGCGGTGAGTAATGAATCATCCAACCTGGTAGATTCTATTGAGTT